GCTATCTATATTAAGTATTTACATAACCAAATGGCAATATTACAGGGCAATCAAATTGTCTTAGAGACAAAAATAGACGAACAAAACGCTTCTATAGAAAATTACCTTGCAAATCAAAAAAGACACAATGCACAGCTTGACGCATTAGAAAAAGAAAAAGCCGAAGCGAACAGAGCTGTTACTGAGCTTAGAAATAAATTTGCCAGACACGATCTCAACAACTTAGCTTTGATGAAACCCAAGCTAATAGAGAATAGAGTCAACAAAGCCTCTGCAAAGGTCATGGAAAACCTTGTAGATATAACTAAGCCAAATATGTTTGACAAAGGAGAAGATAATGATAAGAGTACTAACTAGCTTTTTAATTTTAGGTTTCTTGGTAAGCGGATGTTCTATATTGCCGAAAACAAAGCCAGTAGAAGTTAAAACTTTTGCAGAAATACCGCCAATGTATCATCCGCCTCTGCCCTTAGAAATGCAATTAGTAGATGTTAAGTTTGAGATATTGACCCCTGAACTGATGAAAGAATATCTTGCTTTAGTAGAAGAAGGCAAAGCACCTGCTAAACCATACTATGCTTTGACGACCCAACAGTATCAAAATCTATCAACCAACATGGCAGAAATTACTAGATATACAAACAATATCTTGTCTATCGTCAAATACTACCGAGACTACGATAAAAAAGAAGATTCGGAAGATTCTAGTAAAAAATAGTCAATTCGGCTACACTTTAGAAAAGTAAGGAGATAAATATGTTTGATATAGTTATAAACATTGTTTCTGTTATTACTTCTATAGTATGTGCTGCTAGTTTTATTGCAGCGATTACGCCTACACCAAAAGACGATGAACTTTTGGGTAAGTTATATAAGGGAATAGAGATTCTCGCACTGAATATAGGTAAAGCAAAAATGATTGCACCAAACAAAAAAGATGTCTAATTCAAGTATTACACCTTTTGTCTATAACGCTGAATTAGATCGTGTTATAGATGGCGATACTTTAGACTGTATTCTTGATCTTGGCTTTGATGTAAAGCTACACAAACAACGAATTAGACTGGCAGGAATAGATACTCCTGAGTCAAGAACAAGAAATTTAGAAGAAAAAGCCTTAGGTCTAAAAGCTAAAGATAGATTGATAGAATTATGCGTAGGTTCATTCAAAGTACAATCATTAGGTAAAGGTAAATATGGGCGAATACTTGGCATCCCTTATACAGAAGATGGTAAAAGCATTTGCCAAATACTTATTGACGAAGGACACGCAGTTGAATACTGGGGTGGTACAAAAACCGCCAAAGTTAGAGACGATGGAACATGGGGAGAATAAAATGCGTACATCACAAGAAGGAATAAGTTTAATAAAGAAATTTGAAGGTTGTCGTTTAGAAAGCTACTTATGTAGTGCTAATGTATTGACTATTGGTTATGGTCATACCGAGGGGGTCTACGATGGCATGAAGATTACACAAGAAATGGCAGATGAGATGCTAGAAAAAGATTTAGAAGTATTTGAAGGTTATGTAGAAGATAATGTCAAAGTACCGCTTACCCAATGTCAGTTTGACGCTTTAGTTGCATGGACTTTTAATTTAGGGGTTGGTAATTTGCGTAGCTCCACACTTTTAAAAGTTTTGAATCAAGGCAAGTATGAGCTTGTGCCTAGCGAAATGCGTAGATGGAACAAAGCAGCAGGTAAAACATTAGAAGGTTTGATTAGAAGAAGAAAGGCAGAAAGTCTGCTGTTTAATGCGGAGGACTGGCTAGAAGTATAAATGGCACTCAGCAAAAAGCAGAACAAACGATTAGGTGCAATTCTTTCAGTAATGTTTAAAGAAGAAACCCCTAGCGGTGCTATTGATGAAGTATTAGGTTTAGGCTTTGTAGAAGAAACCGAGACAGGCTATAAGATAACTACCAAAGGTTTAGACGAAAAGAATAGGCTTTGTACTTTGGCAGGTCTTAATATCAAATACGCTTCGGAACGCAAAGGTTCAGTCAATCTTGAAGATCAGACTGGGAAACCTGCTTCGCAAGAAATCCTCAAAGACAGCTAAAGCTCGTTGCCGATCTAAAGGTTGTTCGTTGTACATCTCTCTTTCAATCGTGTTCATGTGATGCCATCTGCTAAAATTTGCTTGAAACGATACCCTTTTGTCGTAAATAAACTCAGTCATTTAAAGTTCTAATCCTTTTTTTTGTAGAAACGCATCTACTATATCAGCAATATCTAATTTAATTTCTTCACTAAAGGTATCTTCAATTATAACGCTGTAATATCCACCACATATTCTTTGTCCTACAAGTTTGTTTAATTCTCTTGCTAAAGTCTTATCAACTATTTCTTTAAACTGTTTTTTACTGAGGTTATTAAGTGTGTCGTTGATTAACTTTTCAGTCCTCTTCATATCTTTCTCCTAATTGTTCTGCTTGATCTGACCTGCCTTGTATCATGTTTTCTATCTCATTCTCAAAGGTATCAAGCTCTTCTAAGCAGCGTTTGATCTTGCCATTGACTATTCTGGTCTGTAAGTCATTGGCATCTTTGTCTATCTTAGATTCTAAGATACCTCGTACTCTCTCAAGTATTTGATGATAGCCTTCGTAAGTGTAAAGTTTATGATTCAAGTTCATGTTTCCCTCCCTCAATAACTTCTAGTGGTCTGCCATTTGGGTACTTAAAAGCCAGTTCCCATTTGGCATAATCTTCTACCGACATTATATTTTTGATATCAAATATATTGGTATCGTCTGTGATCTGATACTTGCTATACAGTTCGTTGAGTATGCGTTTTGATATTTTCATTTACTTGATCTCCCCCACAAGCTCATCAACATATTGTTTTGCTTGTTCTAAATTAGGTATAGGTCTGTAAAGAGTACGATATTCTCTGCCATCGTTATCAGTAATCTTGAAAGCATTATCGTGACCATCTCTGTAAACTCTTGTTAATGTGTAGTTTTTATAATTTATTTTCATTTTATCTCCTGTCAATTAATTATGTATATATTATAAACCCAGACTGGAATATATGTCAACTATTTAGTAGTATTATTTTTAAGTTTTTTTTAAAGGATTAAAGTTCGGTAAGGTGTACTCGGTTGTTGCAACAACTGTTTCCACCCCATCGTGACTGCTGTCTCAAACATCTTACTAAATATTGGATGACGATATTCTCTTATTCACCCAGAGTCCAATATTAAGTGCCATCAGGCATCTAAATTTTTATCAATTTCAACTCACACTCATAACTTATTCACATACTCTGTATATTGACATTGCCGAAAAATGCTCGGAATATCTATCGTTCTTCCGACTACTTCCACGATAAACGCTGAGTCTCGTCTCTGTTTTTTTATCGCTTCTCCACACACATTCAATATCTCATACCCAAGGCTTAATCTTTTACCTTGACCTCGTATATCACCACTACTTGAATTAGGTTGATAATCTCTTATCCTAATAGGAGTACAATAAAATCTGATTTTTTTACCACCAGATGCCCTCATTAGTTTCCATGTCAAGTCCTCTTTTGTATATGTAAAATTACATAATATAATTGACTTTCCGAACACTTCTTAAATATGTAAACTTTTTAGTACAGATCACACTAAATAATATCGTCTACAAATTTACCAGTCCATGTCCATTTACTTTATTATGTGGCATGACCCACAATCTCTAATCTTTACAAAGAAATTAACAAAGTAAGGCAATAGTCAAATCAAGGTAGTGAAGTAGTTATTGGTTTTATTGAGTATTCTAAAAAAGAACTAACCTTCACTCGGAAGGACTCTCACCACACGCTTACTCACATGACTCTACGAATTACAATAAGTCTTATGCTTTGTTTACTTTATCTAACAAACATTTCAGAAAGTTTAACCATTTCAGCTACTAACCCACTCGGCTAGATGGGATTTGAACCCACATACTTTCACGACTTTTGAACTTTAATCTTTTAAAGAAACTAGCGTAAACCTTTTTCGTTTTTAATCTTTACAAGAAGTTTAGTTATCTTTAAGTTTATTATCGTTTAACTAACAAGCCGATATAATTATATTATAGACCCAAATTGGAATATATGTCAACTATTTTAAAAAGGTAATTCTGACGCATATTCATCTAACTCTAAAAGCTCATCTACTAAATCTAATAATGATTCTTCTGTGCCATAAGTTGCAACAAATCTGGCTTTGTAAGGGTGTCGGCTTATTGGTTCTTTATCGCTGCCCATGCGATGATGTTCAAAGCACAAAGGTAATACATAAAAATGACTGCCTTTAAAATCTCCTTTTGCTTTTTTGGTCTTGCCATATACATGATGTATCTCACAAGGTCGTCTGCCTTTGCCTTGCTGTCGGCAAATGATACAACCTAGATCACGAACTTTGTCCATGTGTTCTTGCTCTGCTTTAGTCGGAGTTCTGCCTTTCATTACCAACCATAATGTTTTCTTTCATTATGATTACCATAGTGCCAAATAGCTTTATTTAGTCTAGCTATAGTACCTTCAAGGCTAAGTGCTTTGCCTGTTTTACTGTTTGGTGAGTATTTTCTTAAATCATACAAAGTAATATCTCCATCTCTAAATCTATCTAAACATTGTTGATGTAAAGTTGCCATACCTTTATGGAACTTTCCAGAACTATGCTTTATTACAAAAGATTGTTGTCCATAAACTTGACCAAGTAAATCCAGACTATCGTATTTTATATGACCGAATTTAGTATGATCTGGTTTTGGTTTTGCTTCATCGTCTTTTGGTGTTTCATGTAGATTAGTGATCTGTCCTATATTTACTATTTTTTCCGCCTCTGATTTAGAAACAGCTTCATTCATAGCTTTACCTAAAGTAGTATCTGGATATTTTTTATTAGAAATTGTATTTTTTGTATTAACTTCTTTTGCTGTTTCTGTTGAAACTACAGTTTCCGATAAAATTGTAATGCTGCCATCAGGATTACGCATAATTTTTCTTTCAACTATTTGTGTTCTAATATTTTTTTCGCTTACATCTTTCCAGATTCTTCTGTCACTTATCTCACTAGCAGGTATGCTTACCGCTTGGTTATTTTTCAAACAGCCCACTAAAACCTCTTCTCTAACAAAGCCATTAATTTTTTCAGAAGAAACATTTAATATTTTATATATCTCTCCATGTTTACCTTTTTGAAATAGCTGCCCTTTTTTTATATTTCTCATAGATCACCTCTTAAATCGTCTCTAAGAGCCTTTTGCATTAACAAAAAATCTTTAGCAAAAACTGCTGCTTCTTTATATGTTCTTACTGTTAAAGAATCTTTTGCTTCACTATCAAAACTGAGATCAGGTTCACAAATCCATTTAGCAGTACAATTTACATCTTCCACATATTTAAAAAAGTTAGGCATACAACCAAAAGGAGGCGACCACGCAGTTTGAATTTCGTAAATCAACATAAACAAATTATCTTGTTCTGTATTTTTTGAAATAATTTCTTCTTCCTTAACTTTTGTACACCAAGCATTCCATTTCGTACCCCAGTTATCATTACACCAGTCATACCAATAAACAGAACCATATTTTTTTTCTAAACGCTTTATAGTAATTTCATCTAGCTGTATGGATTTTAATTGTTTCATCATAGCTTCAACATCCATTTTTTTATCTTGCTCTGTAGACATATAAGAATCCATAAAATCTTTAGCTTCTTCTTGTCTGTAGTAAATATCAACCATTTTGCCTTTTTCATTTGTCGTCATACAAGTTATGCCCATAAGTTCTTTTGGCATTCGCACTAAATTATTAAGATCAAAAATTAGCAACTCATCTGCACTGTTTTCTGTTTTTAGATAGTCTTTGATTGTTTCTAGTTTGTCTTTTTTTTCACTGTATATAGTGACTGTTTGTTTCATCCAATTTGCCATTTTATGCTCCGTATCTTTTTGCTTCTTCTCTAGCGTTGACCATTTTGGTACGCCACTCTTCAAAACCTACTTTATAGGCATCTAATTTAACTCTGAGTGATGACAACATACCTTTCTTAGTACCTACTACTAATCTAGCTTGATACATTTCATCATTATTTTCTGCATATACTTCCTGTGCAGAAACAGTTTTACAACCCTCAGCAGTTGCTTCTAGTTTTAAACGAGCTGAAAGTCTTTTAACATTTGCTTCTGCTTCAAAGACTTCATACTCTGCTTTTTGTATTGGCTCTGCCAATGATCTTATCCTGTGCATCCAAATCTCCTCTTCCATTAAAATATAGCTTTATCATCTTCCTTTTCTGGAAGAATAAGATTGCCCTCTTCATCATAAGGTGTGAATCTAAGACTGGTATAATCAGTACCTTGCTGCGTTTGATTAGCATAGCCACCACACTTATAGACAGTGCCATTCCAAGTGATCTTGCCACCAATATCAGGAGTCGTTTCACTGCGTTTGGATTCTGGTGAGTTGTAATGCAACAAGCCAAGAGAAGCAACAAGCTCATACTTTTCTTTACCATTCTTATCTTCGTATTTAAGAATAGCTCCATACACTTCTTTGTCGTTCAACTTAAACTTACCTTTTCTGGGTACAGTCACTCTGGTTTCGTGAAATAAACTTCCACTGTTGTTTTTCATTTCATAACTATCTGCCATGTTTTACTCCTATTAATTTATATTTATAACCTTTTTTACCAGTTATTTTCCTGCGTTCTACAGTTTCACCAAGCATTTCTAAGTCATACTTTGACCGAAAGGGGTCTTTGCGTAAGTCTCGGATAGCTGCCGAGATACTTGGTTCACCATAAAACTTGCCTGTTTTGTCCTTGATAACTCTCTGTAAATCCCAGAATGTCCACCAAGAACCATCTCGCATACAAAGAAACACATAATCAGTCAGACTGTTTGCCTTGCTCATTTGTGTCCTCTGGTATTGATTCATATTTTTCAATTAACTGTTGGTAAGCTGATTGATCTTTTTTATTTGCTTTTTCAGATGCCTTAACTATCTCTTCTTGATTGGCTTGATAAAACAATATTTGTTCATTTGTCGGTACGCCATCGGTATCTTTGGTATTTAAAAATACTTTTAAGGCTTTTTTCATATACTGTGCTTCATCTACATAAGTTCCTATAACAGTACCTGTGTCTTTGACAAACCTGTATTGATCTGGCTCAGGCTTTGATTCCTCAACCACCTTAGCCTCAGCTTCATCCTTAGCTGCATCTGGCAAATCTTCGCCTCTAAATATATAGTTTGCTAAACCAAACATAGCCAAACACTTGACCATACATCTCATTCTTGTGTCTGAGATTTGTCTGGTAGTAGGATTAGTAAGAGAATTATTACGATTGTCCATGCAAGGCAACCACATATATCTTTCTAAGTTTCCTATTCTTACTATGCAATGAGACATAACAGTACCATTGGCTTCGTAAGTTTCTGGCATAAATTCATAAGTTGCAAAACTATATTGCTCCTGCAGAATTTGCCAAGCATCAGTCCAAGACAGATAAGTAAAATTACCTTTTTTGTCGTGATATTTACTAAGGTCTAAGGCATTTAAAGTTTGCCAAACTTCTTTGTAAGTCAATTCAATATTCATTTTATACTCCATATTGTTTTAGCAAACTTGATCTCATCCTCTCCCCACTTCCAATCGTCAAAGTTTGGATAGAACATATTTGCTATTTCATTTTTATCATTTGATATAGAAAGCAAGTTCATTATTGCTAATGCTATCTTTCTAACCTCTTCAATTCGCCCATCTACATCCATCACAGGCAAAGTTTTAACTTCTCCTGTAGGGGAAATGTAATCTAACATGGGCATACAATCTTCCGCTTTTGCATAAACAGAAACCTGTCTGGCATGAGCATCAGATACTTTATTAGGCATACGACCTGCGGTCTTAATATCCCTGATAATGTCCTCATACTGTAGATCAATGTAACCCTGTATTGGTACAGGTATGTCGTCTACATATAAATTAACTTCTTTTTGATAGTCGCTTGGCTTTCCTAACTTCAAGTAAAAATCAAAAGCTGCGTTTAAATATTTAGGTAAATCACGCTTTTCTTTGGTGTATTTGTCTTTGTCAATAATCTGGTCAGGATATTCACGCATACAATAGTTATGTAAGCGGATATATTCAGCTTCGGCTTCTTTGATTGCTTCTGCTTTGGTGTATATCTTATCTGCGTCATTTAAGCCAAATAGATTTCCTACACCATGATCTGAGACTGTGCCACGCCACATAGCAGGACTACCGCCATGTCTATAACCAAACAGATAACGCATAATCCATAAACAGGTATCGTCTATAAAAGTATTGACTGAGGAAGGCGATAAGTGGTCTATCTCGTGTAATTCAAAAGGGTCGTTCTTCATTTTGTTCTCATTTTATATCATTTGATTTATCTACCCAATCGGCTATAATTCCAAATAGGTATAAGAAGTGTAAACCCATTTTGGAAAGATTGCAATAAAAAATATGAAATTAAACGAGTATTTAAAAGACAACGATTTCACCCAGATAGCCTTTATTCAGAAGGTAAAGGACAAGACTGGTCATGAGATGCCACAAGGCACACTTGCAAAATATATACTGAATCAAAGAACGCCTCGTAAGAAAGAACTAAACTTAATATATGAAGCGACTGAGGGTGCGGTTGCACCTAATGACTTTTACTTAGACTAATCTTTAAATCTAACATCAGACCAATCATCTGATACTTCCTTGATGTAAGGTTGGAAATCTCTGCTATTGAAATTATAAACAAATTTAGCTTCACCTATTTTTCCATACAGGTCTTGTTCTCTAATCTTTCTTGTAATTACACTGGTGGTGTTATCTTCAAAGTCACGATGCACAGTCAATACCGCATCGGCTTGGTTGTGCCAGTGTGCAGCTCCGCTAATATCATAAGCTGTAGGTGGTAAGTACACGCCCTCATTACTTTTTGGCAGCTTGGTTGGGTGAGCTACACACCAAGTAACGATCTGATATATTCTGGAAAAGCGTTTGCATAAAGAAATAAAGTCTCGGATGTGTTCATCCTCTCTGGCATTGCCTGTTCTTTTGGCATCTACTTCATTGTATGGGTCAATAATTAAACCATTGATACCATATTTATAAACACTAGATTTAGCTATGTCCAAGATCGTTTCTATATTGGGTACTGAGTCTCTGGTCTCTATAAAGTAAAAATGTTCATGGATAAACTTAAGTGATTGATTTAATTCTTCTTTGCTCATCCGATTATGAAAGCCATCGTCAAAGTTTTTCTTAATATACATTTGCGTAAGCCTTCTGATGTGCATACTGGTGCTGTGTTCTGGTGAGAACATTGCAAACTTCCAGTCGTAGTTCTCTGCAAGTTTTAAAAGTATTTGATCTAAGAAGATTGATTTACCATGATTCGGTATGCCTGTAATGACATGAAATGTGCCTGTCATGATCTTATAGATATCATCTAAGCCTTTCATACCTATCTCTATTGGCTTTTCGTAATTACCATCGTAAAGGTCTTGGACTTGGGTGTAGTAATCGTTGGCTCGGTATAAGCCATCTATCGGATATGGTTCAGCTTCATCTAAGATTTGCTTAAGTTTGTCTTTGCCTAGCTTGACTAATACATCGTTAGCGTCTTTGCAGTTCTCAGGCACTCTGACAAACCAACAGATATCTTTGCCAAAGCGATGCAATAGTTCTTTATGTAAGGCTTTCCCTGCAACATCGTTATCAGTGAAGATAATTATTTTTCTAGCCAACAGAGGACAGTTTTCTAAGGCTTTGAAGCGAGAATCTTTTGGATTGAACTTTGCTACCTTTCCTGCTCCATTTGCAAGGCTAGTGGCTTTATAGCCAGTCTCAGCAACACTTAAAACATCCATCTCGCCTTCTACAAAAACCACAGTGTTTTCTTTGGCTATGCTTCTATAATTGTAAAGAATTTGTTTTGCACCCTGACTTTGCCTAAAGTTCTTTTGTTTGTTGCGATACTTTATGTTTTCTAGTTCGCCTTCGGTGTTAAAATATTGAAAGCCATACCAACCTTTCTCCTCAAATATCTCAAAAGCATCCACTGTCGCTTTACTAATGCCTCTTTTATTGAAGTAATCGTACATATCTTGGTTTTTATTGATGACAGGAGCATCTGGTTTCACATAAATCTTTTGTTTTGGAATATACATACGATCATTGTTGACAAAGTATGACCCTTTCCAATCGCAGTGGTGACAAAACCAAACTGTGCCTTCTTCGTTTATCGTTACACTTAATGGGTTGTCTGACATATTATGAGGTGGTTGACATTGTGGACACTTAACTTTCTGTGTGCCAAAGTCAAACTTTTTGAGCTTGATGCCCAAATCTTCTGGTCGTTCATTCATTTTACTCTCCTTCTTATCCTGCTAAAGAATTTAAATCATTTCTCTTCACAGGTTGTTTCATTTCATCATTCCATCTCTCGCCATTCAACCAAGTGGTCGGATGTGGAATAAATTTTTCATCGGTCTTATCATTCAATACTGCAAATCTCTTTGCACCTTCAATAATCCTTTCTTGATCTTTATGTTTCTCAAATATCTGTCTAGCTTTTTTCTTAGCTATTCTGCGTGGATAAATTTTCCAAAATTCTTCAAACAATCTATTATCTTTTGTATCTTCTTTAGTATTGGATGGCTCTGATACCCCCTGCCTCTGGGTTATGACACCCCTATCCGTTTCTCCACCCATAGCCAGTGTTAAGTGATATCTATTACTGGTATGACCGCCTTTTTCGTTCTTACGATGCTCTATCCTAAGTAAACCAAGTTCCTCAAACTCTTTGATGGCTTTTTGCACTCCCTTTGTATCTTTTAGACCAACTATGTCAGCTATATGACGATAAGATGGATAACAACTGCCTCTTTCATCTGAGTAGTTGGCTAAGAGTACGAGGATAAATTTTTTTGTTGGGGTGAGACCTTTTATTTTTAGAGCTTGATTGAGGCATTCAATAGACATTACTGCATCGTATCATCTTGTAAAAAATAAGACAACCCTAAATGGAATATTAATAATCTTTTTCATAAGATCGTTCAAGCTGCGTGGTACGATAGACTTTTAATTTGCCTAATTCTTCGTCATAAAACCGAGCAAACTTCTCTGTGGAACTGGTAAAGCCATAGAATGTACCAAAGATTGTGCTTCTTTTAAGACGACATCTGCATCCATATTCTAAAGGCGATGTGTTGCCTATCTCTAAATTCATATTAGCTCTCCCTGTAAAAGCTGTATCAATTTTGGTCTAGCGATTCGTTTGCCATCCAAAAGACATTGCTTAGTGTATTTATCACGATTATATTTTGCTGAGGCATTTGCTGAATGTATAAGTTTGACACCAACAAGACCTATACTTGTTTTCTTTTCAACCTTAATCTCCCAGTTCGTCCAAACTTCTAAGATCGGTTCACCTACATAATGTGTTATTTTTCTCATTTCAGTTTTATAAAAATCCACAAGTGCATCTTTTTCTAAATCTTCTATGATCTGTTCTGCATCAGCTACATTAATTAGTTGCTTACCATGCACTTCTTCAATTAGCTTTTCTAAAGACTCTGCGTGTTTGATAGCTTGAGTAATACTTGATTCTATCTGTTTCACATACAGACTCTGTAGCTTTTCAAAGACTTTTACAAAATCTAAGGACTTAAAAGATTCTTGATTGTACTGTTCAATGTGTTTTTTTAAGATATCTTCTGTGTAAGAAACTACTGTGTATTTTTCGTCTTGCACATGATTCATAGAAAAAGACACAATATCAAATTCTGTATCACCATATTTATTTGATCTTAAAGAATATTGGGAAAAAGTTTTCTTATTTTGTTGTGCTTGTGCCAATGAAACTTTTCTTCTCTCAACCCAATCAGCTAATTCAAGGATAGTTTCTTCTGTAAAAGACTTATCTATCTCTAAAGGTTTTCTATCAGAACCTGTGCAGATACCATCAAAGTAACCAAAGTCTACTGTGTAGCCATGCTTAGCTAATAAGTTATTAGTAGTATCTACTGCTTGAACTCTGCCACAGGCTTGGCAATGTCCTCTATGTGTGTGTGTTGTTTTCATTTTATCTCCTTCAATTCAATTTATACCTTTATAATACAGGAATAAATATAAATGTCAACCCAGACTGGAATATATATTTAACAGTATCTTTTGCCTTGTATTCCAATCTGCATTATATTATGAGAATATTTGATAAGTTATGACCAAAAAATCTACCAAGACTAAACTAACATCTGAACTCAAGTCTCATGTAAAGACAGAGTTTGTGCAGAGTATTGATTTAGAATCAGGTGAGAAATGTCATTACACCTTTGAAGATTTAATCAAAAAATATAATCTAGCAACAGCTACTTTGTATAGAGCAGCTAGAGCAGAGAACTGGAAAGCACTTAGAGATCAGTATAACTTTGACTTAGAAGAGAAAGTAAAAGAAGAACGAGTAAAAAAAATAGCTAGAGAGTCTTTAAAGTTTGATGACAAGTTGTTGACTAAAGCCAATGATATCATTGAACAAGTTACCAAATACATGGCACTAAATGAAGAAGCCTTACAAGAAAACAAAAAGCCATTCCAACCAAATCAGTTTTTGAATTTGACTAATGCACTCCTGACAGCACAGAAGCTCGGCAAGATTGCAATGGGCGAAATAACAGAGAGCATAAATGTCAACACCACAATTAAAGAAGCAGACGCATTCAGAGGAATTATGGAGTTACTGGACTCGGCTAAAGAGCAACGCCTTGAAGGCGACAGCGACCCATTACACTGAATGGCAAAAGACCGCTAGGAACAAACAACTAACTCCTGAAAAAGAGTTTCTGATCTGGCTTATTCTGGCAGGTAGAGGTTGGGGTAAAACTAGAACAGGTGCTGAGGACATAGCAATCTATGCCATGCGAAATGAAAATGTTAATTGTGCAGTCGTTGCTCCGACACATGGAGACTTAAGACGAGTATGTTTTGGTGGCAACAGTGGTTTGTTAAGTGTCATACCAAAAGAATGCTTTCTCAAATCGTCAGATCAAAAAGGTTACTCATCAAGTGTAGCTGAGATAAGATTATGGAATGGTTCTAAGATCACAGGGTTTGCTGCTCAAGAGCCTGACCGATTGAGAGGTCCTCAGTTTCATAGAGCTTGGTGTGATGAGGTGGCATCGTGGCGTTACCCAGAAGCCTTTGACCAGTTAATGTTTGGTTTAAGACTAGGTGAGAAACCACAATGTGTAATTACGACCACACCAAAACCTACCAAACTAATCAAAGACTTAATGGCTAGAGACGATTGTTTACTGACCAGAGGTACTACTTTTGAGAACGAAGCCAACTTAGCAGAGTCAGCATTAGAAATGTTAAGAGAAAGATACGAGGGTACAACCTTAGGTAGACAAGAGTTGTTTGCAGAGATCATAGACAATGTAGATGGTGCGTTATGGGATTTAAGTACGATAGATGAAGCAAGAATTAGAGACGAAGAACGAGAACTTACCAATATCATTGTAGCCATTGACCCTGCAGTGACCGCCAATGCTAACAGTGATGAAACAGGTATATTAGTTGTTGGCAAAGATGCTAATAACGAATACTATGTATTAGAAGATGTGTCTGGTAGGTATTCTGCTGATAAATGGGGTAGAATAGCTATAAGAGCTTTTTATGAATGGGAAGCAGACAGAATAGTAGCCGAAGTGAATAATGGAGGCGACTTGGTGGAAAGACTACTAAGGAACATTGATAGCAATATACCTTATCGGTCAGTCCATGCGACAAGAGGTAAATTAGTGAGAGCTGAACCGATTGCAGCATTATATGAGCAGAGGCGAGTTCACCATGTAGGAACTTTCCCTGAACTAGAAACACAGATGTGTTCTTACACAGGGGATATAAAAACGAGTCCAGATAGATTGGATGCTTTAGTTTGGGGTTTGACCGAACTAAGTAAATCAAGAGGGCAAGTAAACTGGAGAATAAGTTAATGGCAGACAACAGAACATTTTTTCAAAGATTACTGAATAGACCTATCAGTGAGATAAAAAGAGATGGGAATATGTTTGGTTACTTCGGTGTCGGTTCTGGTAGCACTGATTACAAGTATCAAGACTTAGCTAACGAGGGTTATAAAAAGAATGCCATCGTTTATCGTTGCGTCAATGAGATATCTAAGGGTGCAAGTTCGGTAGGCTATGACATCAAGGCAGGAGAGCAAGTTTTAGAGAATCATCCGCTTATTTCTATTATTGACCGACCCAATCCTCTACAAAGCTATTCAGAGTTCTTTAACGCTTTATATGGGTTCTTACTGCTAAGTGGTAATGCTTATGTCCTCAAAGTTGGTGCAGAAGGCGGTTTACCAAGAGAACTCCATTTATTACGACCAGATAGGATTGTAATAAAAGGCGGTAGCACTCAATTTCCAGATAGATATGACTACATGATTAATGGCAGAGTGAAAGAAAGCTATTTAGTAGACCAAGACACAGGCTTTTCGCAACTCAAACATATCAAACTCTGGAATCCTATGGATGATTTCTATGGGTGTTCTCCTTTGAGTGCTGCTGCTGTGGAAGTAGATCAACACAACTTAGCCAGTAAACACAACATCAATCTATTGAACAATGGTGCAAGACCTAGTGGTGCAGTTATATTCAAGCCTAAAGATGACGCAGGATTAGCGGTCAACCTAAACGAAACACAAAGACAACAACTACTCACAGACTTGAACAATAGATTTTCAGGTTCAGGTAATGCAGGGCGACCTATGTTGTTAGAAGGCGACTTTGATTGGCGAGAGATGGGTTTAAGTCCGAAAGACATGGACTTTATTAACCTTAAGCAGATGAGTGCAACCGACATAGCTTTATGTTTTGGTGTGCCAAGTCAATTAGTTGGTGTGCCTGATGCACAGACTTACGCAAATGTAGCCGAAGCACGACTGGCTTTGTATGAAGAAACGATTATACCGCATATCAAACTGATAGAGTCTGATCTAAATGAATGGCTTGTGCCACAGTTTGACGAAAGACTAAGCCTCACTTTTGACACCGAATCAATACCTGCCTTAGCAGAAAGAAAAAGAAAGACTTATGAAAATATAGTTAGTGCAGTCAATGCAGGGATTATGACTAGAAACGAAGCTAGAGAAGTCATTGGACTCAATCCCATTGATGGCGGTGATGATGTTTATATCAATGCTTCATTGTTTCCACTAGGTAGCGAGTCTACGCCAGAGCTAGATGTGCCTGATGAGGAAGAAGATGTCAAAGATTACGAGGAGATGCCAGAAGCTCAGTATATGCTTGATGAACAAAAGCAAGATGAAACCAAAGAGACAAACTTTCCAAACGCAGGTGATGATAAGAAGATCACCTTAAGAAACTCAGAATATCCGCAATTTGATTATGACTTTGCAAAAAATGTCAAAGAACAAGGTGTCGGAAAGCAGATTTGGGCAGCAGGTGGCAATATAAGAGGCAATGAAGCCTTCATGCTATGGGGTAGAGCTAGAGATGGTTCTGAATCACCTGCAGTATTGAAGTGGATAAAAGAAAGGGAAGCATGGGCAGCTAGACACAGCGTTAACGATGGCAACCAATTTGTCGGAGGTAGTAAAGAACCTAATCTATCTAATGTGGCAGGAGTAGTTGCTTTGATGAAGTGGGGAGTGATAAATCCAAAGTTAGGACAACAAGGTATGAAAGATGTGATCTTGGAACTAACTAAAAAGTTAGAAGATAGAAAACAACTTGAAGATTTTGAACCAGAATACGATGACAAATATGAATCTGTATTAGAGGATGCGAAACAAGTATCAGCTAAAGTCAAAGAAGCTCTTAAGAAGAAAGTTGACGATCATAACGAAAAATATGGAGACAAACCTACCAAAAGAGCTACTGTGAGAATGTTGGAAGCGGTATTCAAAAGAGGCGTAGGTGCATACAACACTAACCCTGCTAGTGTAAGACCAAATGTATCAGGACCTGACCAATGGGCATATTCTCGTGTTAACAGCTACCTTTTTGCGTTACGCACTGGTAGATTTCAGGGAGGTCGTCATGACACAGATTTATTTCCTAAAGGACATCCATTGTCTAGTAAAAAATGACCTTAAAACTTGTTGAGAAGAAACAATTAAGAGACTTTAGAAGAGGTAGGATAAATCTTCGCAAAGAGATTCGTAGGCAAAGTAGATTAAGAAATAACCTAGAAAAGAAAGTATATAGACAACTGCTGTCTATTTTTAGCAGATTCGTCAATACCAAAGCCTATTTAATCAGAGAGTTTAATCAGTACGATGCAGATATAGCAGCTAGAGACTTACGAGAAGAGATAGAACCTGTCATGTATATGCACTATCGTCAAGTCTTTAGAGCCATCTACGACAACAACGAAGCAATTTATGAGACTGAAAAGAAAGCAGTAGAAGCTGTAGTCTTTGGCAGAAACATAGATATTGAGGACTTAATAAATCTGTATAACAGAGATAGACTTTTGTATCTTTCTGGTATATCTATATCGGTAGCTAGGAAAGTAGCACAAATAATAGAGGAAGGTAGAGACGAAGGCTTGAGTTTGAGTCAACTGGCAAGAAGAATTACCGAAAAAGTATTACCAATCAGTAGAAGTAGAGCTGCATTGATTGCACGAACTGAAACGCATAACGCAGCTTCGTTTGCAAATCATAATTATCACGACACTTTGCGAAAAGATTTAGGCGTAAACATGATGAAGCGTTGGGTATCTACTGCAGATGAAAGAACAAGATCGGCTCATGTAGAAGCAAATGGACAAATACGAAACATGGATGAAGATTTTGATATCGGTGGTTCGCCTATGAATCACGCAGGAGACCCTAAAGGTGGTGCAAAAAATGTCGTAAATTGTCGGTGTGTGATAG